GTAGACCTTCTGGACGGGAACCTGTCACAGAACTCGACGACGTTCGACGACCTCTGCAAAATGTGGCTGACCGATTGCCTATCGATCGGTACCGGGGTCCTCGAGCTGGTCCCCGATGATGAGGGGATGCTCCTGGAGATCTATGCCCGTGACGGGGCGACGTTCACGAAAAATCCTGATGAATACGGCCGCCTCCCGCCGCAGGGATCGGACGAACCCGCCTATTACCAGGTTGGCGCACAAATGGCGGTGGCGGGATATGGGGGGGCGGCCCCGTGGTCTGCAAGCGGCCTCCTGCGGCTCGAGCAGATGCAGGCGCTCGCCTCCGGAGCGCTGGCGTATCGAGGGATCGCGCCGGTCCCATTCTCGCGGGACCAGCTGGTCTGGCTAGAGGAAAACCCGAAATCCTGGCGCCTCTACGCCCAGGGTCGGGTGCAGCGGGTCTCACAACTTGTTGAGATCATCTTGAACCAGGACGCCTCGAACCTCCGTTACTTCCCGGCCAACGAGATCCCGGAGGGGGTCCTGAACCTGGTCGATCTGAACGCGAACGAGATCAGCCGGTTCCGCGAGTACTGGCGCGAGGAGGTCGAGGGCAAACCATACAAGTTGCCGATCGTCGGCGTCAAGAACGCTCAGTGGATCCCGTTCCGGGCAACTCTGCAGGACCTGCAGTTTCTCGAATCGCAGCGCTGGTATCACCATCTCGTCTGGATGACGTTCGGCCTGAACCCGAACGAGGTCGGCGACCTGGCGGACGTGAACCGTTCGACCGCACAGGAACAGGCAGAGACGGTCTGGCGCCGGACCACGGTCCCACTCCTCGAACTGCTAGCAAACGCCATCAACCACCACATTCTCCCCTTCACGGAGGCGTATTGGGACGTTGGCGGCGAACTGAGGTTTCTCTGGGACCCCAATAACCCGATCCTGAAACGGCAGCGCCGGGCGGAGCAGGAAAGCGATCTCCGGCTCGGGCTCAGCACCCCAAACCGGATCCTCGTTGAGCGAGGGGATGACCCGGTGCCCTGGGGTGACATGCCGCTCGTCCTGGTAGACTCCCTCGCCCGGATGCATCCGGAATGGTTCGCGAGCGAGATCTGCGGCATCGAGAACGCCCCAGAACCGCTCTACGGCGGGGGCCTGCTCCTCTCCTCCCCAGACCCGGTGATCAAGGCGATCGCGGCGATGAAGGCGGCTCCTGACGACGAGCCGGAAGAGTGGCGGAGTCGGATTGAGGCGCTGCACCGTCGGGTGGCGGGGGTGTTCGATGATGCGATCCAGAACCTCCGGCCCGCAATCGAGGCGGTGTTCCCAGCGGAACGGCAGGAGGGCGGCGCGAAACCTCTCGTAGACCTCGACGCGGTCCTCGACCAGATCGCGATCGTCGACGACCTCCTCGCCGCCACAGCAGAGCCGCGAGCGGATGCCCTGCAGCACGGGATCGACCTGGAGAGCCACCGGCTGGAGGAGGAGATCGCAGGCCGGATCGGCAAGGGGCTCTACCGGGTCACGATCACGAAAGAGTTCGACGTCTCACAGACTTTCGCGTTCCGCCTCCTGCAGCAGCGGGCGGCCCGGAACATGCGCAGTGTTGAGGACTCGATCCGTGACCTCGTCCGGACCTCGCTTACCCGCGTCATCGGTGACGGGGGGAATGTCAGCGACGCGTGGCTCGCCCTGCAGCGGGACGTCCTTGGCATGACTAGTGATCACGCCCGGCTCGTCGCGAGGACTGAGATCATGGGGGCGCAGCGGTATGGGAAGCAGGCGCTCGCAGAGGGGGTCGAGCACCTGCTCAAGGGTAAGACCTGGCGGTCGCGCAAGATCCCCGGCCGATCGCGTGCATGGCATAGCGTCATGGACGGGGTGACGGTCCCGGTCCGGGAATCGTGGACGGTGCCGGCCCTTGGCGTCAAGGGGCAGCCGAAGGACTACCCGAAGCAGTGCTACGTTGTCGGCGAGGACCAACCGTTCAACTGCATGTGTGACCAGCGCCTCGCACTCGCCGACAACCTCCCAGACACGGTGCAGGAACTCCGGTCCGTCAAGGGAGTGAACATCGAACCGCTAACCAAACAGGCCGCCGTCCTCCTCGAGCACGGGCGGCCACACGAGACGCTGCAGTCGTTACTGCAGCGGTTGGAGAAAGACATGTCTAAAAACCAGATGGCAGAACGCCTTGGAATCAGCAAGGCCACCCTCTACGAGTGGCTCAGGCAGGAGTGAATAAAATGGCGATAACAGCAGCAGGAGTCATCATCGATGAGCAGACGTTCGGCGGGACTGTCGCCGCCGGCCAGATTGTGTATCTGAAATCAGATGGGAAATGGTATCTCGCGCGGGCGAACAGTACTGCGACGAGTGCCGGGGATCTGGCGATTGCGCTGGATTCGGGCGTGGCCGGGGGGAAAGGGCGGCTCGTAAAGCTCGGGTATGTTAACAACCCAACGTGGGCCTGGACACCCGGAGCAGCGCTCTATCTCTCCACCACAACTGCCGGCGGGCTGACCCAGACCCAGCCATCTGGGGCAGGGAACGTGGTCCGGGAGGTGGCCACGGCGTCGAATGACCCGGGTACGATCTACTTCGACCCATCACCCTCATCCGGCCCTCTCGCGACCGTAGAGGGGCTGACCGCGGAGAAAGGCGATCTGATTGTCGGGCAGGCGGGAGCATGGGCGAAGTTGCCTGCGGGGGATCCGTGGGCGCAGATCCACCCAAACCCAGCCGTTGCCTCCGGCTTAACTTGGCGACCGGCAGTCCCGGATCTGTTCAACCGCGTCGTCTACGAGACCGACGCGGCCGGGAAAACTCTGGAGATCCACCAGGTCTACATCCCGATGTTCGTTACTCAGGGGCTCCCTGACGCGAACCTGAACGACATCGTATGCGGAGATATCTGGTTCGACAAGTATCTCGCCTGCCAACACGATGCCTCGAACGTCTCTCGCGGGACGGTGAGTGCAAACGACCCCCAGTCGAACGGCGCTGCCAGTAAACCACACGTGGTGCCGTGGACAGATATCAACTGGTCGAACGCGCGGACGGCTATCGAGAACCGGGGCGGCGAGAACAACCACAAGAGTGGCACCTGTACCGCGTTGGCCGAGGCAAGCGCATCAGCGTTCTACGTCTCGGACGTCACGCACTTGATTGGGAAACGAATCTACGTCACACAGGCAGGGGTCAAGTACGTCCGACGTGTCGTCCGGACAGGCGGGGATACAACCGCAGACCCGAACGCGGCAAAACGGGTTGAACTCTACCCGGCGCTGCCGGCGCCGATCACGGCCGCCGACACCTACGAGATCCTGCATTACTATCTCCCGGGAGGAAAAGAGTGGTTCGATCTCTGGGCCTGGGCGCACATGAATCGCTACCAGCACGGTCTGGGATGGCCAAAGGGGAACACCAACTGGGGCAAATTTCACGGAGATCCCCGCGCGAGAGCTTATGAGGGGCTCCCCGACCCGGTGCGACCAGGATACGACGGCAACGCGATCGCCAGGACGCTTACTGGGTCAGGCCCACTCTCATGGAGCCTGAACGGCAAGGAGTCTGGCATCTGGGACCTCGTCGGGAACTGTTGGGAATGGGGAGATCTCCGGGTCGGAACCACCGCGAACAACACGATCGACGCAGAATATCCCGGGGCTGGGCAGGTCCTCCCGTCATCGAATGGATACGTTGCATCTCTGTATGCCCCTGCGCCGGATGGCGAGTATTCGATCGGTGCCGAGGTCTTTGCCCCCGCAACGCTCGGATCGTCGAAATCGGACTATGACGGGGCGTACTACTGGCAGGCCACGGGCCTACGTGCCGCGATCCGGGGTGGGCATTGGGACTATGGCGCTAGCTGTTCGTTGGCGTCTCTGTACCTGAACAACATCCCTTCGAACACGGTCACGGGCATCGGCTTCCGCGGAGTCTGTTGATCTGATGATCTGGGGATCACAATGGTAGGACAGCACGAGCGTCTAAAAATCTGGCAGAAATCGTACGACCTAGCGCGGGATCTGATAGTTATCACCGAGCGGT